ATTCCACGCCGGACGAACGCGACGCGACGACGCAAAAACTGAACGACGTTGACGAAAGCGTCATTGTCGCAACGATCGATTCTCTGAAAGAAGGGGTTGACATAACGGGCTTTTCCCTCACACTATTCGCGGAAATCGACTGGCGCGCCTGGGCGTTGGAGCAATGCGAGGGCCGGACGCGCCGGATAGGTCAGACTAAAAATGTTAGATGGGTTTACTTCTTCTTTGAACGCGGCGTCGATAAGATGATGAGAAAAAAAATTGAGGAAAAAACGGAACTAGCGGAAGCGGTGAGGGGGACGGCGTGAAAAAGGGGATAGTTGTTCTATCATTATTTGACGGTATGTCATGCGGGCGGATCGCGTTTGACCGCGCCGGAATAAAAGTTAAAAAATACTACGCGAGCGAAATTGACAAATACGCGCAAATTGTTTCAGAGAAAAATTATCCTGACATAATCCGGCTGGGTGATATTACAAAATGGCGGGAATGGAATATTGCAAAGCCTGATATAATTATCGGCGGTTCGCCTTGTCAGGGTTTTAGCTTTGCGGGAAAACAATTAAATTTTGAGGACGAACGGTCAAAATTATTTTTTGTATTTGTGGATATTTTAAAACACTACAAGCCGAAATATTTTTTACTCGAAAATGTGAGAATGAAAAAAGAATACCAGAAAGTTATTTCTGATTGTTTGGGGGTCGAGCCAATAGAAATAAATTCCGCGTTGGTGTCCGCGCAAAACCGGCGGCGGCTGTACTGGACGAATATTAAAAATGTAACGCAACCGGACGATAAAGGGATACTGTTAAAGGATGTTGTCGAGGAGCGCGCGTTTTTGAATGACCGGGGAAAGGTAAAAAAACAGGCTGAAAAATCAAACTGCATTGACGCGAACTATTATAAAGGGAAAGACAACCACGCGCAGCGCACGTTAATTTTAGTTGGTCATGCTGAAAATATAAAAGGGCATGGATACAACAAGCGTGTTTACTCACCGGAAGGAAAAAGCCCGTCGCTGGCAGCGGCAAGCGGCGGAAACCTTGAGCCGAAAGTCGCCTGCGCCGTGATAGGAACAACCGGGCGCGGAAAATATGAATCAAAAAACCGCGTATACAGCACGGCGGCAAAATCGCCGACCGTTCTGGCGCATAAGACGGGCGGATGGGATGACGTAAAAATCAGCGAAAATAATTTGACGTGGCGAAAATTAACGCCCCTTGAATGTGAACGCTTGCAGACTGTACCCGATAATTATACTAGCCACGTCTCAAATACTCAGCGTTATAAAATGCTCGGCAATGGCTGGACGGTTGACGTGATCGCCCATATTTTCCGGGGGCTAAAATGAAATATACAAACGCGGATTTATTCAACACTCTTTTCGTACCCGGCGAAAAAATAAATATTCGCGTTATAAAGGACGCCGGCGGCCCCGCTGAAAACCACCTGTACGCCTTCCCTGACGCGCCGCTGTCCCCCGAATACCCGGACGCGTTTCCCTGCATCGGCGTCAATCCCCGCGCGACCGTCCGTAAACTGTCAGCGATTAAAAACATGGTTATCGACATTGACGGCGCGCCGCTCCCGACCTGGGCAAAGGAGCGCGCAGACGTGATCTGTTCGCGCGATGAAAATCATCACCATCTTTATTTCTGTTTTGAGAATACGACGCGGGACGAATTTAAAAAATACAGTAAAGCGCTTGTGAACCACGCAAGCGGCGATAAAAGCGTTTCCGATCCTGAGCGGGTGATACGCCTCCCCTATTTTGCGCACCGAAAAAACGGCGTCGAGGGTGACGGCTATAAAATAACTTTCATCCGTAAAAATATTGAACGCCTCCCGATCGATGCAAAATTTGCGTGGTTGCCGTCACCGACCGAAAAGCCGAAAAACGCCGCACCTGTTCAAGACTACGATTCCGTGCTTGCGTTTGTCCGTCAAACGTACATGAAAAAACCCGCCCTTGCGCAGGGTGAGGGCCGGAGCCGGGAATTACTACACTTGGGGTTCGACTGCCATAAGTGGGGAATATCACTTGACGCGGCGCTTGCGCTCGCGGCGGAAATATCCGCCGAGCGGCACACCCCGCCGGAGAGCGAAAACGTTATCCGGCATCAAGTCGAAAGCGCCTACAAATATGCGAAAGGCGTATTCGGCGCGGCCCTGGTCGCGGGCGGTGAGAGTGAAGCGGCGCAGCGGAAGGTAAAACACCAGTTTGACATTACTCAGCGCGTCCGGGAAAAATTCAGTAGTTGGACATATATACATGGCGCGTGCCGTCTGGCCGACAGTAAAACGGACAGGGCGCTAACGAGCCGTGAACAGATCGAAGATTACATATCGCGGGAAATAGGTGAGGCGGTAAATTTCCGCCGCCTTCTGGCAGACTACGCAATTGAGACGTGTGACAAAGTGGAATACGCGCCGCACCGCGAGGAGAAAATTTTTGAAGCAGGCGGCGAAACGTTTTTTAATTCATACCGCCCGAACATGGCCGAAATGAAGCGCGACCCGAATTTAAAAAAATCGGCGGTAAAAATCTTTAACGCTCACATAGATTTTATCGCGACGACGGACATAGAACGCGAGGGACTGAAAAACTATTTCGCGTTTTGTGTCCAGCGCGTTGGGCAAAAAGTGGACTGGACGCCTTTAATAATCAGTAAGCACGAAGGTCTTGGCAAGTCGGCATTCTCGGTACTCTTTAGAAAAATATTCGGTGAGCATAACTGCTCGACCGTTTCGGCGCAACGGTTACTATCGGGCTGGACCGACTTTATCGCCGAAAAACTTTTCGTCGTATCACACGAGGTTGAAACGCACGACTCCGCCGCGCTCACGGAATTAAAATCGCTTATTACTGAAAGCCGCGTCCGGGTCAATGCTAAATACGCCCGGACGTATGAGACAAATAACTGCGCTAATTTTTTATTGTTGTCGAATAAGTTGTCGGCCCTGCGTCTTGAAAAACACTCCCGCCGCTTTTTCGTGATCTACAACAATCAGGAACCGAAAGACAAAAAATATTACAATGAATTGTTCGACGCAATCGAAAACGGCGCGGGGTGGATTTATGATTATTTAATGAGCGTTGACTTGTCGGCGTTCGACGCGCACGGTGCCGCGCCGGAAACCGACGGCCTGGCGATGATCACCGAGGTCACAAAGTCGGACGCCGTATCATGGCTTGAAACGCAATACGAACAGCGCGCCGGTGCGTTCGCGTCGCCCATTATCGATATGGTATCCATTGAACGGGATGTCGCCACCTTCGCCCCGCCTAACGTGTCGCGCTATATGAACAAACGAAAAATCGCGATGTTTCTTTACGGCCTGGGGTTCGCCCCGCGCGAGTATCGTATTCACGGCGTACACAAACACAGTTGGTTTAACGGCGACGATCTGGCGTTCGAACGGGAATTGAAAAAATTGCGGGAAGCGGCGCAGGAGAAAAGGGAAAAAAGCGTTGCAATTTGACATTTTTTTGTTGACAAAGTGACGATGAAAATATTTCGTTCACGTATGCAAAACGATATGTTAGTAAAAAAATAAATCGGGCGGATTGTCAACACTACATATTGGACATTCACTACGCAAAAAGGTGGCCCCCGATTTCCTACGCATTCGGTTTATTTGTGAACGGTGTTCTATGTGGCGTGGTAACATACGGCACACCAGCAAGCGCATCGTTGCGGCGGGGAATAGCGGGGAGTGATTTTATTGAGCACGTTCTTGAATTAAACAGGCTATGTCTTAAAAATAATAAAAAAAATGAAGCGAGTTTTTTAGTGGGGAACAGTTTAAAATTGTTACCAAAAAATAAAATAGTGGTTTCTTTTGCCGATTGCAGTCAATCGCACGTTGGCTATGTGTATCAAGCTACAAATTTTATTTATACGGGACTTTCTGCAAAACGGACAGACTGGAAAATTAGAGGTAAAGAACATTTACACGGTCAAACAGTCGCGGATGAATTTCGAGGAACCGCCAACCGGGCGGCGGCTATGCGTGAAAAATATGGCGAGGATTTTTATTTGCTGGACCGTCCGCGAAAACATAGATACATTTTTATTGTCGGGGATAAAAGATTTAAGAAAGACGTAACTAGAAATTTAAAATATAAAATATTTCCATACCCGAAAGGATAATACATGAAAAAAAAGCGCGTCAAATCGGTAGAACTGTTAAAGTTGCTCGACAATCATAATTTGCAAAAATACGATATATGTAAAATTTGTAACGTGTCGGCCGCGACTGCCGAACGGTACATCAAAAACGGCATCCCGGAGGCGCAATATAGATTGATTCAAT